GTTCTCTCATGGAACATATTACCCCTATCAGAATGAACCAGTACATATCATGGCTCAAAAAGACAAAGCTGTCAAGCACCACAATCAACATCTACATAACCCTCCTAAAGGTTATCATTAACTATGCTATAAAGATGAGATACGTCACCTACGATATCGACCCTTTCATCACAGCCAGAATTCCATCAGCCCAAAAGAGGGAAACGCAAATCACCGTCGAAGAACTCAAGACAATCAGGGACGCCAATTTAGAGCATTACAATCTCAACGTCACACGGGACATTTTCATGCTTACTTATTATCTTGCCGGCATGAACCTAGTAGACATACTAGCATACGATTTCCGGACGGATGAAATAAACTACATCCGAAAAAAGACCAAAAACACCAAAGAGGGGGACTCCCTGATTTCCTTTTCCATTCCCGAAGAAGCAAAGCCCATTATAAAAAAGTATATGAAAAAGAATACGGGGAAAATTATATTCGGGAAATACAAGAACTATACCTCCTGCTATAACCTGCTGGCTAGGAAAATCAGTCAATTAGGCAAGGTGGCAGGAATCAGGCATAAATTCACCCTATATTCAGCCCGCAAATCTTTCGTCCAACATGGATATGACCTGGGAATTCCTCTTAGTACACTGGAATACTGTATCGGGCAGTCAATGAAAGAAGATAGACCAATCTTCAACTATGTCACAATAATGAGAAAACACGCTGATAAAGCAATCAGGGAAATACTTGACAACTTGAAAAATGAATAATCACATATAAAATAAATCACTAAGAATTTGCGTAATAACCAAATGCTTATTATCTTTGTAGTGTCAAATAAGAGTTCTTAATTTTAATGTTTAACTGATGAAAGATGAAGAAAAAAAAGAATTAGAACAAGAGTATGAGAATTTAAAACTTCTCGCTTCATTTCACGAGGCCTATGGGGTTCCTGAAAATGCCAAAGAACGGGAAGCGCTTATAAATGACATACTCGATCGGATGAACGAAATCCAAGAGAAATTAAAAAAGTTGTAATTAACATCCCTCCCTTCGGGGAGGGACAAACATTAAAAGCTATGATAGATTGGAATGATTGCCTGCCAACAAAAGAAATGCAGGCTGACTTTGAAAGATTCAAAGAACTAAAAACCACAGAAGAAAAAGAAGCTTTCAAAAAGGAAATGCAGGATAAATATAATAAACTACCGGAAGCCCAAAAGGAAGCCTACAAAAAAGCATCTGAAGCTGGGCTAAAAGCAACGGTAAATGCCTGCAATGATTATATAGAAAGAGTGGAAGAAGCCATATTACGTGATAAACTTGGAGAATTGCCCGAAGCAATCTCATTCAGTTATATTGCAAAGAAATATTTTGGTAAAAGTAGAAACTGGCTATATCAGCGTATTAACGGGAATATAGTCAACGGGAAAAAGGCTCGCTTTACTGACAATGAACTCAAAACGTTTCTGAACGCTTTGAACGATGTTAGCGAAATGATTCATCAGACATCATTAAAAATCAGTTAGCTCTTATTTGACACCATCCCTGCATTGAGCCGATGCAGGGATTTCTATTGTCTAATCGAAAAATAATTGTATCTTTGCAACATCAAGATAATACGGACATAATTCGGATTATTTTGGTTTGACTTTGGTGAGGGGGTGGTTCCCCTCACTTTTTTATTTCTACCGAACATTCTATAGTATATTATTTTCTGAAAGAATCACATTGTACAATTTTTCCAACAAACCACTAGAGATATATTCGTTTTTGTTTGCCTTTTGAAACAAGACTGGTGGAAAATGTATATATTCCATTCGGCGGGATACAGATTCATCATTTATCCCCTCTTTCAATCGCACATCTTTCAACTCAAGGTTATTGAACAAATCGGCATTCAAGTATAACCTTCGTGTCTCAATTGTTGATAATGAACTAAATGAGTTAAAAAACAACAACACAAGTTCATACTTTGACAGTTGCGCTCGAAATATATTCGAATATTTTAGAGGCGAAGTGAATTCCGAAGTCATTTCCAAAATATAATAAGCATTCCTAAAATATGTGCCAAGTTGATTTTTATATGGGGCAAAACAATGATCAGCGGCTTTAGCACAAGCTTCAGCTATGGGCTTGAAATTATTCTGTTCAAAATAGATCTTAATCGCATTTAAACAGAGGTAATCATAGGTGTTTATATGTACAGGATAAATATTAATCTTTCCTTTATGTATTCCAAATTCATGCTCTGAATAAATGTTGTTAATAGCAGTATTCAATTGACCATACATAAGCATCCATTGCTCTTTAGACATACTCTGGGGAATAATCCTCCTTACAAATTCCTCTTTGGAAAAATTCTCAGGAATACCTCTTCTGATTTCCAAATAGAAAGTATGATATAACTCTACATAAATCTGTCGATAAGTTTTTTCTGGTGTACAAAACTCATTATAAGGAGTTATTTTCCATTCACATTGTTTTTCATCATATACCCAATCTATTCTTTTCACTTGCAAAGCATCCCGATATGAAATGAAAATCCTAAGCAATTCAAAAAAGACTGCTCTATCCTCACTATTCAAGAATTGCTGTTTATTCTGTCTTAATGTAAATAAAACTCCGACGAATGCTATTAATCCGGCAATCGCTCCTAATAGACTTCCAAACTCACCCCAGTCGGTCTGTTTATCCGCAAACTTACCTTTGGTCTGAATAAAATAGAAAGCTAAAATGACTATTATAATTAATATGAGGATGACAGTTCCCCAAACGAGCCAACCTTTTACATTTCTTTTCATTCTTATCATAAATCAAAATCTAATAAGTTTTAAAACAATATTATCAATTCAAATATAATCATGATTTTGATAAATAAAAAATATTTCCAGAAATAATAGATTCCAAAGGTACTAAAGTTTGTTCCTATTTATCACAGCAAACAATATAATACAAGTGCTCACCAATTATAGCGATACTTGACTTAAAAGAAAAGTTCTCACTTTTTTATTTTCCCGACCGAACTTTTCAATTATATATTAGTACTATCTTATGTAACCCTTCTGGAGAGTTTGTTGATTCGTGTGTTGTTGATCGGAAGGATTACAAAACAAAGAGGTAGCTTATTCGGCTACCTCTATTTTATTATTTTCTAATTTCAAACGGAATTCTTGAAGTTTAGATTAAAAGAAACTTATTTTCTTTCAAATCGGCTCAAAAGTTTTATTTTAGAAAAATAATCATTCCAATACTCATTTGATGATTGAGGATTAGTTCTGTCATTGTATAAATAAATACGATTAATTTTCCCATCAGTATCTCTCTCTACAAACTTTTCATCTCCTGCAATTTCAAAAAGCTTCTTTTCTGTTACTTTCTCATACTCTGTATGGATGGGAATATTCCCAAAAGCATTATCAGAATTTATATCTACCGGAGAATCCTCTCTTTCATTCCATCCAAGAGGTAAATACTCCCGGTTGAAAGCAGACCATCTACCTTTAGAATCTCGGACAATGCCATAAGGAAGATTAATTCTAAAAAAATCAGTTAGTGCCATGATGCATTTTTTTTTATTAATAATTATGTAAACTGTAATACAAAGATAACATATTGTTAGTCATTAGCACTTCGTTAGTACACCAAATTCATGATATTAATAAAAAAAGCCCTGACTACACTTAGTCAAGGCTCATCCTTTTTGGAGTAAATAACGTATTATCTCTCAAACCCAAAATCTAGCAAATCTTCCACGTAGAGAGATGATACAACAGACATCCACGTCTGTACACAAATATAGGAATTATAAATGAGATGAGCAAAAGAAAAGCCCCGAATCAGGGAGACGGGGCAATAATTTGTTTGTGAATAAGTAAACTGCTAAGTTTATTAAAACATAAATAGTTCGTAGGTTTACTCAAGTTCTACTTTATGCGTTTTTCTGATACTGGTTGCGGATTTCTATAAACAACAGTATCAATCTTTGATGTATTCACTGTACTTGATTTTATCGTGGTAAACGTTACTCTATTACCCACCTTCCATGATTTATTTTCTTTATTATACTTCAACTTATCTCTATAAACTTCTAATAAGATAAATGCAGAATCTATTTTGGGGGCATAATAGGGACTAGGAAATACTATACTTTCATTCTCATTTTTCGCATTTAACTGTATTCCATACCATTTTAGAACTTGCTGATATTCACTTATTTGATTTTTTAATTTTATGTTTTCCCTTTCACTTTTATTATATTTCGCTTGACACTCTTCCAATACATTCTTCTTAACAGCATTTGGATCAAGAGAATAATTTCTCCCTCCGCTTGCATTTGAAGTAACAACATACTTATGATTAAAATACCGTTGACTTAAATCATGGTATATCTTGTAATATCTAACAGAATCATTTAGTGAGTTTATTTTTTTGTGCAATTGTAAAATTTCGTCACTTAGACTATTGGCATATTTTACCAATTCACTAATATTAACCTCTGATTTACCACTTCTTATAGTATCCACGACCTTTATTGATTCTTGCAATATTGAATCTTTTTTATTCAAATTCTCAATTAAAGAATCTCTATTTGCAAGCTCAATTTTAAGTGAATCTGAATAATCGAAAAGTACAATCAAGGAGGCAAAAAGGCTGATGATTAAGACAATGGACACTCCTCCAAATATTTTGCTATATTCAATTTTTAACTTCATATTGTTTATTGTATTTATTCATATTACTTTTCAATTCTTCAAACTCTTCTCTTGTCACAGATGTATTACTATTTCGGCATAAATCCAATTCCGATTTTAAATTCTCACGCTCTCTTTGTAAATGTCCAATCTCTTGAATATATTTTTCTGTACACTTTATTTCCATATAAAAACATCCAGCTTTATATCCAATACCAAAAACTGTGACTATAGCACCGATATATATCATTATTTCCTTAACAATATCTACATTGCTTTTGTTATTATTTGCTACATTTTTTTTTGCCATATCCATATAAATATTAGGCAAATATACTACTTTTTTCCTACCTTATATATCTTAAATCCAATAATAATTAGTCCAAATGCAGCTGCATATACATCCAGTTTGTGTAAATTCCACCACGATAGTTCAACTAACTTCTCTTTCTGATCTAGCATAGCATCGACCTTATTACTAATCGTATCAAGTCGGTTAGAAAAAAGCTGCATAGTTAGCAGCATGGTTTCATCTATTTTCATATTCTCCTGTTCTTTCTTTGAAGCCGTAGTCGTACTTTCTCTTATAGGATACTGCTTACCCAACGAATCAGGAGGGGATAAATCTACTGTCTTATTCTCAATTTTCAGATCGCTTAATTTCTTTGATGTAATCTTCGTTTGCTTATTCACATCTAGGCGTAGTGATTCAATAACATTTCGGAGATATTGAAACTCTCTGGAGTAATCAACCTGTTTATGCATCTCAATATTGCGAGAAGTCTTGCATGAAGAAAACCATATTCCCGACATCAGGAACATGGTTATATAAATCAAGGCTTTCATAATCCCAGGTATTTAACGATTCCTTCAATATGTATCTGAGCAACTGCATCTTTACCCTCCCGAGACAAAAGGTACTCAACGTCCTCTTTATTGTCCTGGAAGAAGTTCTCTGTTAATACAGCCGGACAATTAGTATCCCGACAGATAGCAAGATTCTGTTCCCAGTATTCCCGTCCGGGCATCTGCTTTCGGACGGGAACCGGAATACATTCTGCTACTTGTCCCAGGCAGTCTGCTAATTTTTTGCTGTTACTAGAAGCATTATTCGATACAAACACGCTCCAACCTTTTGCGCTCATCCAAGAACTACCATTGCCGGCTGCATTACAATGAATAGATACAAGGATAGCTTTTTTACCTGCTTCCTTGTAAATAGCATTAGCCCGTCGGCATCGCTCAGACAATGGAACATCTGTATCCTCTTTAACGATGCGCTCGGCATCAATTCCCAACTTGCGCAATCCTGCTACTACCATATCGGCAATCTCTCTTGAATACGCCCACTCTCTCAATCTTCCGTCCGGTGAACGTTTACCAGGTGTATTTTCACCGTGACCATTATCAATCAATACTTTCATATCTTTTCCTCTTTATCTAATTCGTTCTCGATTCTATCAATAATTCCCTGTACATGTGTAGGCGTGGCCCGTTTAAATTCAAAGCGTATTACATGATAGATAATACGAAACCCTTTGTTTTTAGGATAAGCAATAATTAGATTCTTAAATGCGTTCTGAAGATACACATAAGAGAACACATACGTAATAGTCTTAATAACTAACAATGAGTTCTCACCGTCTCCTATCAAGGTCATAAAGGAGAAGACTACCTCAATGATTATAAGATAGAGGAGAAGTTCGACCAAGGCATTTTTAAACTTATCCCACTTAAAGTTTTTACAACGTATAATTGAAACACCATCAGCCCTCATTCCGCACCAAATATTAAATCCAAACATTACAACTAATGCTATAAGAAAACCTTTAGTCGGCGTTAAATAAGCAAGAAGAGAACTGAACATCGAAACGAAAATAATTCGTATCTGGTCTACATTAAATAACTCATATAACCATCTCATAATATTAATCATAAAGTTACTACCAATATTGAAAACACAGTAATCAGCCCAGGAAGCAAAACAGTAGCTAATGCGTCAAGCCAATCAAAGATGAACCCGCACTTTTTCTGAATGTACTCAACCACTATTGCGGCAATGGCGGTTGTCGTTAAAGAAACAATAGCAGATTTACAGAAATCAATGCCTAATAGAAGGAAACAGAAAACAAGCATTACAACAAAGACGAACATCCCGGCTTTGGCGTGTGCCGGTCGGTTAGATTGCAAAAGCCAATCATACAATACTTTTATACCCATACTCATAGCGTTTAATTATTAATAAAATATTCTGTATGGAACAAATGTATTGAGTATAATAACGAGTTTTACAAAAATGGAAAATCTCGGAAATCAATTCTATGATAAATATCTATAAAACAATACATTATAATTTTCACTTTTTCCATAAATAAAAAAGGGATGCTTGATAAGCACCCCTAAACAACCAACAGATTGAACTATTAATCCGTAAACATATACACGGAAAGATCAACCTTTTCTATTTCGTCTGAAATTGTATCTCCATACATTGTTAGACACACACGATAACGGTCAATACTTCTTTGAATCTGTTGCAAGGTAGGTTTCTCGGGATATTCCGAACTGGCAAAAGTTACCAGTTCTTCACCATTCTCACTGGTACCAACCACCCGGAAGTGATGACGTACAATCCAAGTTCCGTCCGGCTGTTGCTCGATAGGCTTAGCAATCCCACGCGGTAAGATATTTTTTTGATCCATGTTTTTTGATATGTTTAATTAGTTGTTTTCTATGGTTATATTTATTCTTCAATACAAACTTTTCAAAATGTCCTTCGATATAAACATATTCCCACCATTCAGGAAGCAACATCGCTGCAATTTTACGGCGGATATTGTACGTTGCAAAGTGTTTCATCAGGCCATAATAAGAGTTCATCGTACTCACAAACTTCTCAACATACGCTTCTGCAAATCCATTTTCAGCTATTCTATTAAATTTCCTGACAGCGTTATATGTGTTACCAACCACCCTGTTAGATACATAAATTCTACCAGGCAAAATGAACGCCCCTACAAACAAGACTCCTTTTTTATAATGCTGAAGATACAGTTTGCGTGGATGCAACCGTAAAAGGAGTTGTTCTTTCAGGAAACCATCAAGAAGATGGACTTTGGACAATATTTCTTCCGGTGATTTCACTACGATACAAAAGTCATCAACAAAGCGTACATAATATATGAATCCCAGTATTTCCATCACGAAATAATCATATACAGACGCCAGAAAGTTGGCTATGAGTTGCGACGGCAGGTTCCCGATAGCCACTCCCCTGTCAGGGTCATTATGAAACAGACTTTTATTACTGGGAAGTTTGTCCCACATGGAGACGGGAGAGCGTCTGATACACTTATTTTGTGGACAATGAAAGATAGTAACGGCTAGAAGGTAAAGCAGACATTCAATATCATCGCCTTTATAATTGTCCCTTACGAATATGTTCAGCATTTCCCATACCAACGATTTCGAGATAGACATGAAGAAACTGAACAGGTCATCTTTGAAAATGTACGCATCGGCAGTATAATTCTCACTGACCTCGACTATCATGTTATTCAGATAGTGCACGGCAGACAGACATCCCTCACCTTTCCGGCAGTTCTTCGAGACGTTCCCTTGTTCCCGAAAACGTTCCTCTAAAATCGGCTCGATACGAAGAGCGATCCAGTGATGGACAACACGATCAATGAAAGCGGCGGCAAAAACCTCCCGATATACCGGGTAAGTCCGTATGAATACTTTTGAAAAGTCCGGTACATATTCACCGTAAATAATAGAATACCATAGCCGCACCAATGCAGACTGATAATCATTATAAAACTCAACACAATCCGTACTCGTTCTTTTCTGCCTGGCACAATCTTCGGATGCTTCGAAAATACTGCTAAGAAGTATGTCATAGATTATATTACCTGTTGCGGCGAGGGGACGAACCCGGTTCGCGTTCTGGCGGTTGTTCGTGTTGACGTTGCCGTTGTTGAAGTTCACGTTCCAACTGCTGGAAGCCGTTGCATCCGCTATCTTAGTCTTTCCCGGCTCATCACCGGGGGGATGCCCAATAAATAATTCTAATTGCTCACTCATAATCCCCTTGGCGATTATGACTCCGGCTTTGCGACTTGTTGCGATCCGTTAGCTTTTTGCCGTTGGAGATCTGCAACCGTTTTTTTGTACCAACCGGTACTTTGCTTACCGATGCTCTCTGCAAGCAGACAGATTTCGGCAGTTTGAGTCAGGCTGGTCAAATGTCGTTCTTCACACACTCTTAGCAGTAATTTCAATGCATCAAACTCACACAAAAACTTCATCAGATAATCTGCACGATGCTCAAGGTTCATATCTGTATTTGCATAACGGATATATTCGCAACAATGAACGGCAAGCATCATCAACTCCGTACCAAATTCATACCGGAACGCCTTGGGGAATTGTTGCCGGGCATCAATGATAAGGTTCAGAAGCTTATACATCGAATTTGATATAGGAAGGTCTTGTGTAAGTGCCATGTTAATTTTTTAATATTTTAATGTATGTATTAGAGGGCACAAAGTTAATAACTGTAAAGCAATTAACACAATTTTAGCTCAAAAAAGTGAAACTAAAAAGCCCCTACCGGGGCTTTTATTTAGCTAACTTTCTAAGGAATAAAGAATTAAAGGGATAAAGTGTTTATTGCGGCGAGGGGACGAACCCGGCCCGCGCTCTGGCGGCCGTAGCCCACGTACCAACTGCTGGAAGCGTCATATTCGGTACTAGACCAATACCAGTCATTTGTAAATATATTTTGATTGCCAAACATAGAAGTTATGAGCTCATTGATTTCGGTTTTATACTTGGCCATAAGCATAAGTTCACCCAATGCGGGCAGGTTCCACACGGTTGTATCTTCAATTCCGTCAGATTCAAGCGTACAGGCTTTATAGGCTCTGGCAACTTCGGCGGCAGGGGCACCGACAGTTCCCTGGGTGTCCTTGACGCCTGCAAGGGTTTCTATTATAACATCGGTATTTTCTTTGCCGTCGAACGTATCATAGAGTCCTTGGTTACCACTGCCGTAGTTTTTCAGGCCGCGCAGGTCTGTGCCGTAGCCGCCCCATTTGAAGGTTTTCGTACCATCGGCGGCGACACAGTCGCTTTTGGCGATAATGAACTGGTGACACTCGGCACGTAGCCGGATGCCGATACGGATATACTTGGAGCGGTTATTCGCGCTCATGGAGTTCCATTCGGAAGCCGTGAAAAAGACTTGTTCACCGTCTTCGATTCGAAGCGTAGCCAAAGAAAGGTCAAGAAGTGTACCTGCCCATTGCATATACTTGGCGATGTCACTCGCCGGGGTATTTTCATTGACGGTTGTAAAACCGATTGATTGCAAAGCCGCAACTTGGTCTTGTTTATTCAGGCGCATAAGCATTGCGTTAGCGATATTTTTATCCATTTTATTATATAATTTTAGGTTAATACTATTCAGAAGCAACAGCTCTCACATGGAGAAGATTTGAATTTTTGTTTTGGTTCGTAATACGTCCGGTATTCAGTTCGAAAGTCCAGGCGGAATTATTATCCCAAATCGTACTTGACCAATAATACTTATCGGTCATCAGCATGGAATCACTGCTCCAAAAGGTACGCATCATCTCATTGATTTTATCACGGTAGCGGTACATCAGAAGCATTTGACCGGATGACGGAAGGAACCAGTTGGATTCATCCTCGATACCATCACTTTCCAAAGTGTAGGCACGGTAGGCGCGGGCGGCTTCGGCAGCTGGCGCACCGATCACACCACTATTATTTTGGTCTTTCAGAGTTGCGATAATAAGGTCGGTATCTTCCGCACCCGTGAAGCAGCCATACATGGCGCCCAGTCCTTTTTGATTCAGGCCGTCTATGGCTTTGCCCTGACCGCCCCAGTAGAAGGTGGTAGTCATGTCGGCATTATAGCACTCCTGAGCGGAAATTACGAAGGAGTGTCCGTGGGCACGGATACGAAGACCGCGTTTGATAAACAACTGTTTGTTGGTAACCGTGAGGGAATCCCATTCCTCACGGGTGAAATACCATTTGGAGTTATCCGAGATGCGGTTACAGGCAAGATTCAAATCAAGCAAGCCAGCGGCCCACTTGATACGTTGTCCAAATTCAGATGCGCGGGAATTCTCGGTGACATCCGAGAAGCCCACGGCGTTCAGTGCTGCCACTTGTGCCTGTTTATTCAAGCGAAGCAGCGTTGCGCTTTGTTCATTCGTCATAGTTACTTGTTAATTAAATCATTAATATCCATATTGTCTTCAGCAAACCGTTCGAGATATTCCTCGTAGGTTTCGCCGTTATAATATTCAAGGACTTCATTGATGTTGTCCAACGTTACGTTATCGTAGTACGGTTCTCCGCCATAAGACTCATTATTGAACCAGTTGATCAGGTCGATGTAGGCATCTATGACGGTAAGGATGACAAGGCCGTCAATACCGGATTCAAGGGATTCGATTTCATCCGTTTCACGGATAACTGTCAGTTCATACGTGCCGTTGACTACCGGTTTATCCTGTCTGTTGCCGTCCTCATCCATTCCGGCAACTCCATATTCGAGAATGGCAAGAAGCTCGGAGCCGTCAGCCTTCAGGGTCATGTTCGAGATACGGAGCATGGAAAGTTTACGGGATGCCGCTTGTGAAGCGAGGACGTCACGGAGCATCTGAATGGCGTCAAGTTGAGGCGACGTTTCAAGACGCAGGCGTTGGACGTTCGGCATGGATTCTATTTGCAGGCCGGACGGGGCGGAAAGACCGGTATAGGTCAGTTCAGGAAGACCGACAAAACGGAGGCTTGTCATTGTTGGTGGAAGAGAGATGTCATTAATCGGAGAAGTCTCTGCAAGAGTGATGTTCTCCAGTTTGCTACCGGACGCATTGATATGGGCGATACGTGGGCATTTGTCGGTAACGAGCGTAACGATTTGTGTGTTCCGGATATCGAGTGATACGAGGAAGGGCATTTCGCCGCAGTTCAGCGAGGTAAGCGGTGCGTAAGAACCGATGGATTGTTCTGTATGGGTGTCAGAGCCCAAGATAAGGGTTTCCACAAGTTGCATGGCGGAGAAGCTCACCGTACTTGACAGGGAGATTTCAGACAGGTCGAGCAGCTTCATGCGGTCAGCCTGATAGATATATAGCAAGGCGCCTTCCTCATGTGAGAAGTTGGTGAATACATATTCTTCGCCCGCTTCAAGGAAGCAGCTTTCGGAAAGGTTGCCGCTAGCGTCATTGCCGACACCGAAGTAACCGTTTTTAGCAGCGACAATCCGGATGGTGGCGTTTGATTTGGAAGATACGCGCCCGGAAATTACACCGCTGAAGAAATCACCGGTTTGGAAATAACCGTCCCGGATACGCCAGCGTCTTTCGATGAAGGACGGAAGGGCGGTAAGTCCAAGACCTTGGAGGGCGTAGAAATAGATAGCGTCAGAGGTGGCGGTATAGGAGATGTATTTCCGTTCACCATCGTAAGAACTAACCAGTTTCTGCCATTTCTTGAGCCGTTTGTCAATGAAGAAATGCGTAGCTCCTTCGGGTGAGAACGGGTGCAGGGTGACGCCATCAATGGTCGCCTGAACGTTACGCATGGCGGCGGCAACAGTACGTAGGGAGAGTTCCGTACCGGATGAGTCAATCCACACTGTTTGTTGGAGATAGATGTTATTAAACAGAACGGAGCCGTAGCCGGCATAAGGGTTAGTGAATGTTTCATCGCTCGTCCGGTTGGGATCCACCTCGGCGTCAACCGTGCAACCACCGTCGTTATCCTTGCTGTTGAGCGTATCGCAGTCATAGATTTTATTCAGGTACATGCGCATGGCATCCTCGGAGCTGTACACACCGTCTGTTACGGAAGCATACTCTTCCAAGAACCACATCGGCTGCATATTCTTGGCACGCTGATCCGTGGCGGCAAGGTAGTCGGTGAAGATGTCATAACTCAAGACACTTTCCGGACAGGCGTATTTATACAGGTTTTCCTTCCATGTTCTTTGCCAGTTCCCGCCTTTGGAGTAATCGCAGGAATCACAGAAGCGCAACCATCGGTAGAGGTTATACGGCACTTTCTTACCCAAAGCGTAATCAATGGCGAGCTGGTCATCATCGACAAGCGATTCAAAGTAGTAAGTCCATGCCGGGAAGGTATCAGCAGAGATAGTTCCGTTATCCACGAGTTTTTGAACCCATGAGGACTTGTCCGTTTTCATGGCCATCATATCCTGAACAGAACCGACGCCCTGAAACCAGTCCATACCTTGGTAGTTAAGAAGTTCGAAGCCTTCAACCGGATTCAGGACGTCACCGGTGACATTCCATTTACCGTTTTCATACTTCATGGAACCGGACTGCTTTTTCCAGACACCATCCTGATACCTCATTATCCGGTATGAGCTGCCACAATACAGGGAAAGCAGGTACACACTGTCCGTATCGAGGCCGTCAGTCTGTTTGAAGCGTGTCTCAATTGCGTCTAAAGTTTCGTCAGGAGTACCGAAGAACTCTATGAAGTCACCATAATTCAGGCAACCTTTGTTATAGCCGGGGATATCTTTGAAGCCGAGGGCGAACTGTTCCCCTTTGTCTTCTTTCCAGTTGCCTTTGGCATGGAAATAGACGTTTTGCAGGCTGTCATCCTTACACCGATAGGTGGCTACCGGGTGATTGGCGGTGGAGTGGTTCATCTGCAAGCCTTCGATATGCAAGTCACCGCTGTCAAATGTTCCGTCAAATGCACGTTGGACAGGTGTCATATAGTTACCACCCAAGGCACGGTATGTAACGTTCATCATTTCACAGGCGCCGCAGTCGTTCGCATTGCCGGAATCGGAGTAATCGACTTTTACGGTAATGACATCGACCGGGATTGTATTATCACCGACCTGTACTTTGTTGATGGCAGCCAAGGCTATTGCACGGCGTCCTTCCTCCGTCGTATCGTCCGGATTAAGTAGTATGATTCGAGTGTCCTTGTTTTTGCCTTTGCTCTTGGCGAGGTAGTAGCGTTTATTCTTTACCGGGCGTTTGGCAGAGGTGGTTC